ATGATTCTATAGAACTCAGAAAAAGCATTGAAGCTTTTATCAAGAATAATATAGATTGGGATAAGGTGTCTAAAATAGGCGAATTAAAATATAGTGAAGAAATAAAATGGGGAAGAAACGTTATAGATTATAGTGAAGCAGTTTAGTTATTACTACTACTGCTTCTTTTTTATATGTGAAAGGAGGTGAGATTATTGAATGGTAAAATAGCAGATAAATTAGATCCAGTTACAGATGAGGAATGGGCAGAGGTTAATGAGTTTAATAGAAATATGGTTGAAGATTACCTCAGTAATCAGACTCATCTTTCACCACATAGTTTACATGCTTATAGGTCTGCATTAAAGATATTCTTCGTATGGGTTAAAAATAATCTGAATAACAAAAACTGCATAGAAATTAGAAAGAAAGAATTTCTTCGCTATATGAATTTTCTTGCTAATCGTGGACTATCTGAAGCTGCGATTAAATTTAAAAAGTCTTCTGTCAGTGCATTGAATAAATTCATCGAGAATTTCTATGATGAGGACTATCCTACGTTCCGTAATTACGTAACTGCGGAGATGCAAGTACCAAAAACAGGCAAGGTTTTCGCAAAAGAACCATTGACTCCTGATGAAATGGATCATTTATGTTCAGTATTAGCTGAACGTGAAGAATGGCAAAAATTAGCATATGTAAAGTTTACATATTCCACTGGATGCAGACATGCAGAGAGCTTACAGTTGCTCAAAGAGGTTGTCAATTATGAGCCTAAGAAAAAAATTGTAACAATTGTCGATGAGGATGGTAAAGAGCAAGAAGTAGAATCCGTATCTTATAAAACACATGAAATTCGCTGCAAGGGACGTAGTGCCGTTGGTAAGGTTAGAAAATTGCAGTTTGGACAAGATGTAATGGACGCATTAAAGAAATGGCTTGAAGTGCGTGGCGATGATGATTGCCCTTATATGTTTGTCGTAAAAACTAAAGATGGTTCAAAGGTGCGACAGATTGGATATAGTGCATTCAATGATTGGTGTATAAATGAATTTTCTGAAATTGTTGGTAGGAGAACAACTCCACATAACTTCCGAAGAAGCAGAGCAACCAATCTTGTATGTTATGACCATCGTGCATTGGAAACAGCACAGAAACTTTTGGGACACGAATCTTCCGAAACCACTCAGATGTATGTCATTCGTGAAGATACCGAGGATGCTGATGAAGCTTTCGTCTAACATCAACAATTTAATTTAAACAAGAAAGCATAGTAACGTGATATTTGAGCCGAGAGGTGACGACAATGTAGAGAATAAATAGATATAACAAGCTGCTCACATCCAAAAGAAGTGAGGGCGGTCTGTCAATTCGTTGATAGATTTTTACAAGTGAGCTGTCACTGACCGATATGTGACATAAATATAAAGGTCGGTTTGCGAAATTATTGACCTTTGGAATGGTCTAAAACTTCCCATTGCTACTGCTCATTGGCGGTGTTATGGAAAGGTCTTGCCTTAGTAGACAACTAAAAAATATGGTAATCCACCACCGTTAAGTGTGGAACACCTCTAATCGTTGTAGGTAAAGCGATTCTGTTAGTCAATAAGAATCACAAAATAGTGAACCGTTATTGGGTTGATACAGCATCACGGTTTCATTTGAAATATGAAAAAATCAACTTGGCATTTGTTATTCATGTAGTATTGTAAGTCCTATTTCTTTCCTACCGACATCTAGGATCATCGGTTTATCTCAGCCTTCAGAAATGAGAAGATGTTCGTGCCTCTCTACGTTAATGAGAATCTTAATTGACGGATAAGAGTCATTAAACCTTATCAAGAGGTCTTTGCTCCGAAGACTGAAAATATGTGGAGAATAATATATTATCCAGGTCATCAGCATGATTGAACATGCGTCTCATATCAGAGAAGATTTCGGTTTAATTCCGATGTGGCGTTGCAACTGGATAATATTACATGTCAGAGAATTTTCAATATTCTCTTTGTCGGTTGACTGGTAATCAATCGGCAGTAGATCTTACCAATCTACATATAATATGGGGAGGTCGCTCCTCTCCTATTATCATAGCGGAATGACGAGCAATGGAAGCTCACTTGGCTCATAACCAAGAGAATGCAGGTTCGAGTCCTGTTTCCGCAACTCAACGATTAAAAGGAAAACTAAAAATAAAAGAAAGGAGTGTATATATAATGGCAAGTAGATTATCTATTGAAAATGATAGATTAAAAGTTGGGCAAGTAAAACGAGTAACATCGAATAATGGAAATAAAATTGATTCTATTACTCTTCTGCTTAATGAATCTGTGGAAGTTTTATTTGCGCCAAATGGAAATACATTGGAGTTTACGGTATCAAATCCAAATATTGATATGAGCAATTTGGACTGTACTATTGATAAAGAGACTTTAAGGGATTTAGTAATCAGTTTCAAAGACGCATATAACCAAATAATTGCAAACGAAAGCGAGGGGACAAATTCATGAAATTAGATCAGAAATTTAATGTAGAAAATGATATTGCAAGTGTAGACATTACGGTTACAAGTCTTGGCACTGCTGATTTGACAAGTGAGCAGGAAAAAGAATTACTTGCAAATTACAATAAGTATATCGAGTATAGCAAAATTCAGTTCAAGGGAAACATCAAGCTTAATAATGGCGTTCCAGAAGTAACAACAGATCCAAAAGACGATTCTACTATTGTTGAATTGGAGATTACGGATGTAACAAATGAGAGAAAACTTATCAATGAAGATTTAGCATTTCATTTTGAAAGAGATGTAACAAAATACCCTGATACAGTATTAAATACTGTTCTTGATAAGAAGGAACTGTATGCACAGGCTCAGTGTGTATTATTTGCTACAAAAGTTAAGGAAGCTGTTACTGAGAAATTGGCTGAAATTCGTGCATTGAATAATACTTTTGAAGGAACTACAGAATATACTCTGTAAAAAATAATGGGTGGTACTTTTCCACCCTAAATATGGGGCATTAGTCAAAAGGTAAGACAATGGATTTTCATTCCATGAGTATCGGTTCGAGTCCGTTATGCCCTATTTCGTGCGGTAAACCTGATGTAAAAACCTATTTTTTGGATGCATACGAAATTTAGGTGTGTAAGTTCAACACTTACTACCGACCTATGCCCTTTGCGGTCTTCGGACTGGTACTGTTGTAACAATAGGATACGTCCTATGCAGTTTAGATGAAAGCTCGCCATTCGAGGATGGAATGAGAAAGGCAATATTATTTTGGAATTTTATCAAATATCAATTTTCTTAACTTGAGTTGATATTTATCATAATGAGATTCCCAATCAAATTCTTTTGTATTATCTAAGATATCTTGTTTGAGATTTTCGAGTTGCTGTTTATCTGTTTTATGCTTCATGATAATCGGTAATTCGTTAATCTCGTTCTCATAAAATAAAATGGTTGCAATAATACAATTCTTATTGGCAAACAACGCAACTAATTCTTGTTTTGTACCCAATACAATTTCAGCCATACCTACTACTCTATTCGTAGTCATAGCTTTACGAAGAAGTTCATATTCGATTTCTGACTCCATTTCAGGAATTAAATAATATGATTTATCTATGAGTAGGTCTGATATTTCCTTTGATTTACAGAAATATTTTATTGAAAGTGTTCTATCTTTGTTTGATGTAATTGATCCTATATCATATTGTTCCAAAATAACATACTTATCTTCTGCATATTTATATCCTTTTACAATATCTTCATTGTGGATTTCTTTATTACAAGATGGACAAAATTTGATATAACGCACTCTTTCTTTGGAGTCTTTGCAGAGTTGATTAAGTTCTATAGAACTATTGTGTGATGTTTTTAACATTTTTACGGGAATATATAAATCTTTGAATTGAATTGCAGTTTTATATGAAGCGTTCATGATAGTTTCTCCTTAGATACTTTTGGTTTAGTATATGGAGAAATTTGAAAAATATTATCTGGATATAGGACAATTTGGTAGTCCGCTAGTTTTGGGAACTAGACGTTGTAGGTTCGAGTCCTGCTATCCAGATTATCACCCCCTATACAGTTATAATCAGTTTGGCGACTGATTGGTTTTAACATTTCATTATATCTAAAAGAGAATATTCTTCTCTTCTATCATGTCTAAATTATTATCTTATGTAGGGTAATTGCCCTAGTCTTTTTGAAAAAATTTCATATCAATAAGAATCCTTTGGAGTAATCGTTGCAGCGATTGCTCTACATAAGATAACAATTCGTTATCTGCAAGTAACGTATAGACAAAGGAAAGTATTTCGCTACTAAGTGCGAAGAAAGGATTTAATATTGATTAAGAAATTTACAAAACGACAACTTTTAGACCAATGCGGATTTACCGCAGATGAAACACAAAAAATATTGGAATATCAGAAGAAATTACCAATATTAAATGAATCTGAAGAAGAGGGATTCAGTGTAAATGCAAGAAATCTTTGGGAACAATTAGGAAAGCCACAAGGCAAATTTGCAGATTGGATTAAAAGAAAAATCGTAACAAAGAAAACCAAAGGTGGTTCTTTAATTTTTGTTGAGAACAAAGACTATAATACGATTTCTCAAAAATGCGAAATCGCAGATACAGGTGGTTACAAGGAAATTCTCGAATATTATCTTACTATTGATTGTGCTAAGAATGTAAGCATGATGGAAAATACTGATTCTGGTGCTTTATGTAGAGATTATTTTATCCTTATGGAAAAGGCTGTTAAAAAACATGCAAAATGGGAATTAGTTCGATCCCCTCTCCGTCAAGGTTATAAACAGATGCAGAAAGCATTAGATGAATATATGATGAGAATGGTTCAGCGAAATGCAGACGATTGGGATTACAGATTTGAAGCTGACGCACTTAATGTAATTGCAACTGGATTTTCAGCAAAAGAAATTCGTTCTTATGTAGGATGTAAGGATAATATCACAAGAGACAGTCTTACTGCTACATATAATGAATATCTGTTAAAGCTCCAAGAATGGAATATCTTATTCCTTGGTATGAATATGAATCGTTATGAAAGATATTCAAAGTTGAAAGAATCATTTGATATATTTTTCCCTAACGCAGTTTCTATTAAAGAAGATGTAGATATTAACAAGATAAAGGAAAATAAACAGAAATTGCTTGATGAAGCAAAATCGAAATTGATGAAGACCGCATAATTGTAGGTCTTATTTTTATGCAAAAATCAAGACAGACTTCCTTTTAATAAGGTCGTCTGCGTGTTAGCTCATGTGGGCGACTATAAAAATATTAAGGAGGAATAAAAACTATGTCAATGGTATGTACGAAATTTGGTGGCTCTAGTAACATTGCACTCTGCGAATTTGTTGCAGATTCAGTAGACGAATTGTTATCAGATGCCCCTACAACAAAGAAAAAAGGAACTGGAAACTTTGCTAATTTTGACCACTACGCTCCTATTGGTAGTACAGCAACAGTAAATAATTCAGGAAGTATTGTCGTATACATGCTTTTCTCTGAAGGCTGGAAGGAGATGTAGTATTATGGATACAATAACTTACGCTTTATGTAAAAAGGCTGCTGCTTCTGCTGTAAGTGGAGTTAAAAGTATGTCTGTTGATGGACAGACACTTACGATCAATACAAAGGATAGCGGAGTTTTTAAAATGGTATTCCCTACTCCTAGCGATGGTCGTTCAGTAACAGATATTGACGTAAATGACAAGAATCAGATTGTATTTACTATGTCTGATGGAACAAAAATTACAAGCGGTGTTATTCCTACTGTTAAGGGTACAGACGGAAAGCCAGGAAAAGACGGTAAAGCATTTACTTACGATGATTTTACAGATGAACAGCTTGAATCTTTAAAAGTTAAGGGTGACAAAGGTGATCCTGGTAAGGATGCAGTTTCACCAACTATTACAGAGAATGAAAATAATACAGATAAGATTTATAAATTAGATGTAACAACTGCTGACGGAACTTTTACTACACCAAACCTTAAAGGTAAAGACGGAAAGAATGGCACAGGTTCTTCTACGGGCGAGGAAAATGTCATTGAATCTATCAAGGTCAATGGTGTCGCACAGACTGTTGCGGAAGATAAATCAGTTGATATTACTGTACCAACCGTAGATGTTGACAAGAATTATGTGGATACAGAACTTGATAAGAAAGCAAACACTTCTGATATTCCGTCTCTTGATGGATATGTGACTGATGAAGAATTGACTGCAAAGGGTTATCTGACCTCTCATCAGGATATTAGCGGTAAGGTTGACAAAGTAAAAGGTAAATCACTGATTGATGACACTGAGATTGAAAGATTAAAAAGTGTTAAGAATTATGATGATACAGAGATTAAGACTGAATTGGTAAAGAAAGCTAATTCGACTGATATTCCAACTAAAGTAAGTGGTTTACAGAACGACAGTAACTATCAGACTGATACAGATGTTACTACTACTCTCACACCTTATGCGACAAAAACATATGTTGGAGAACAGATTAGTAATGCCGACCATTTAAAACGTGAAATTGTAACAGAAGTTCCAAAACCAGAAACAGCAGATAAGAATACTATTTATATGTTAAAGATTGAATCTGTTACTGGAAATGATAAGTATAGAGAATATCTTCTTATTGACGGAACTGTACAATGCGTTGGTGATACTTCTGTTGATTTGACTGATTATGCAAAGACTATTGATGTTGATAAAAAATTAAATAATAAAGCAGACAAGACAGAAATTCCAATAGTTCCAACAAATATATCTGAGTTTACAAATGATGCAGGATATCTTACTGAACATCAAGATATCTCTAATCTTGTTGTAAAGGAAGAAGGTAAGGGATTATCTTCTAATGATTATACAAGTGAAGAAAAGACTAAGCTTGGTGGTGTTGGAACTTCACAGGGAAGAAATCTAATTCCGTATCCTTTAACAGATAGAACTACAAATGGAATAACATATACAGTTCAGTCAGATGGTTCAGTTTTAGCAAATGGAACTGCATCTGCGGAGAATAATGCCTATTATAATTTTGCATATAAGATATTAAAACTTGGTGATACTTCTTATACTCTTAGTTGTGAAGGACTTCCAAAAAGCGTGTATGTATATGTGTATGATGAAACTATTAGTAAGGCGGTTGCAAACGTATCTGACACGCCAGTGACAAAGACTTTTGTTGGTGATTCAACACATACATATTCTTTATCAATTAATGTTTGTAAAGGTACTTCTGTTTCTGATTTAGCAATAAAGCCAATACTTGAAATGGGAACAATCGCTCATGCCTATGAACCTATTTCAGAGAGCAACGTGAATCTGAAAGACGCAATTGACAAAATTTCAACTTCACAAGGTAGAAATCTAATATCCTATCCATATTATAATGGGACAAGTTATGAATCAAATGGAGTTACATATACAGTGAATGAAGTCGATGGTACTATCACTGTCGATGGTAAAGCTACAAAAGAATCTGATTTCAGATTGATAAGTCCATATGATACTTCTGATAGGAAAATACTTGAACTTGGACAGACTTATACATTGTCAGATGGCGTGAATCAACCTAGCACCAGTGGCTATCAAGCACCTGTTTACTTCCAGTTTGTAAGAATTGATACGACAAAGAATGATTTTAATTATGGTATCAGCACAAATTATGGTAATATGACTTGGACTGCTAGTGATGCTAATTTGTTACAGTATGGTATCCGAATTGTTGTTAGAAGTGGCGTTACTGTTGATAATGTAGTATTGAAACCGATGCTTGAAATTGGTGCTATTGCACATAGTTATGAACCAACTACAGAAAATAACATAAGTTTAAAGAAATCCATCGAAACAAAAGCTACCATCAATGATACGTCAACAACTTCTACCACAGAAACGTGGAGTGCAAAGAAAATCAACGAAAAAACAGCACAGAATTTTGACAAGAGAATTATTTTATCTGTAGGTAGAGGAACAAGTGGAGAATATACTGACACGGCTAACTTAAATAGTGCTTACGGAGCTTATCTTTATTGGGCTTCCACAGCAGGGCAAGATCAATATTCAGTTGGTGTGATTTTATATGTTAATAAAGGTTGGATGATTATTCCTATAAAAGAAACTGATGGTGGAACAAATATTACATTTTCTATTAATGGGAGTATTCTAACAATGACAAAAAGTAGCAGCACTTTCCCTTCTGCTGGTGGAGTTATTGCTTTAGGATCTAGTATTTAATATTATAGCAGTTGAGTGGTTATTATTACTCTTCTGCTTGTTTGAAAGAAAGAGCCGTTTCATGTGTTGAGATGGCTCTTTTGTTATATACGTCTTTAGTTTAATTGGTTAGAATATCAGACTCCAAATCTGAGAGATGTGGGTTCGACTCCTACAGGGCGTGTTTGTGTCAGCTAAGATATGTGCATATTCTTAGACTATACTGGTGTATAGGTGGCACTAAAACTGTGACGACAGTTGACTTGTTTATATGGTTCAAATCCATTCGCCTTATATATGAAAGAAATGAATGCGCAGATTTTAAGTATGATATAAGGTCAGGCGTTGGTATAAGCGAGGTTCGATTCCTATACTCAAGTCTTGAAGGTGTGTAAATTGCACTTTCATTGGAAATTTAATATTGGAAATTATGAGAAGTCATTTCGTATGAGGTGGCTTCTTTTTTATATTGAAATAAAAAGGAGGTGGTCGTTAGTTTGGCTACAACAAAAGAGACACAGCCCATAAAATTAACGGCTGCACAATTAAAGAAGAAAGTTGAAACACAGGAAGAGAAAATCAAGTCCCTAAAAGAAGGCGCTTGGTGTTATATGTGTGATACACATAAATCAAGAGATAAATTTTATATGAGTACAGATCCTATGAGTAAAAGTGGTCTTACTCCAATTTGTAAAGATTGTGCTCGTAGAATAGCGTTAAAAGTAGACAATAAAAATGTTGAACATGAACCAGATAAAGAGTCTGTAAAGCTCGCATTGAGATATTTAAATAAACCCTACCTCGACAGGATATGGGATTCAAGTATGCAGGAAATGGAAAACCTTGCTTCTGGGAGAGTTAAATCTAATATTTGGGTTGCATATATCCGTCAGATCTCAATGGGACAATATAATGGTATGACATATTTTGATTCTGATTTTTATAAAGTCAAAACAAATATATCAGAAGATAGTTTTGACAATTCTTCCGTAGAAAATGAAGATAGTTCAGATGAAGAAATAATGTCAGCTTATGAACAGAATAAAAAAGATGCTATAAGGCTATTAGGCTATGATCCATTTTCAAAAGAATCAACTGCTGAACAGCCTTTTTTATATGCAACACTTATTGGTTATTTGGATGCTGCTGAAGAAGCAAATGATGATAGAATGCGACTCTCCTCTATTATTGAAATTGTAAAAGGATTTAATCACATAGAGAAAATGAATGATATTATCGCAAGGCTTATGAATGACTACACAAATATTGAAGCAAATATATCTACCATTAAAAATCTCGAAGATACAAAAAGTAAAATTACTGCTTCTGTATTGAAACTTGCAGCAGATAATGGAATTTCGTTAAAGCATAGTGTTAATTCGACTAAGGGCGAAAACACATGGACTGGAAAAGTCCGTAAAATGAAAGAAATGAATTTACGAGATGCAGAAGTAAATTTATATGATGCGGAATACTCTGCTGGTCTAAAGCAAGTTGCAGATATCAGCAATGCTTCTATCTTAAAGCAGATTATGTTAGACGAAAATGATTCAGCAGATATGATTATTCAACAGAGAGAACTTATTACAAAATATAAGAGAATTGCTGATGAGTATGAAGAAAAAGCCCGTATTTTACTCAGAGAAAACATTGACTTAAAAGCTCTCGTAAAAGAAAACGGAATCAATATTGAGGAGGATTAGTTATGGCGTTTGAGACTACTGAATCTGGAATATTGATACCTAAAAATTATGAAATTTATGTCAAACCAACTGAATTTCAAATATCTGAAAGGAAGTTGGAAGGATATAAAAAATTAGCGGAAATAAAGCAATTTGGGATTAAATACCCGACAAAATTTATGAAAGAATTTATAGGAGTTGAGCTTCTTGATGCACAAGAATATACTTTTATGAATTCATGGACAAAACCATTTGTGTTATGGTTGGAAAGTCGTGCCGCAGGAAAGACGACATTACTTGCTTTATTTACCATAATAAAGGGACTTCTGTTCAACAACTACAGAACGTACATTTGTTCAGGAACAGCAGACCAGTCCCAAGAAACTTTTAAGAAGATCGAAGATATTGCATTAAAAAATATTGAATCAATGACTGGTCTTACAGATGTTTTTAAAAATGAAGTTGAAATATCGCAAGCAAACTCAAATGGATTTATCCACAATCCAATGGGATTTACATATAGGTTGTATAATGGTAGCTTTGTAAAAACATTGAATAGTAATATCAATGCCAAAAGAGGTAAGAGGTGTGAGTGCGTCTGTTTTGATGAGGGCGGCTGGCTCTCAGAAGAAGAATTTAATGTTATTGGTGCATTTACAACTCTTGATTCAAATTTCAAACTTGGTGGAAATATTGATATATCTTCTCTTCCAAAGGAATTTCCACATCAGCTCTTATATGCTTCTTCTGCTTCTTCTATTGACACAGCTTTTTATCAAAAGTATCGTGATTTTTCCAAGAAAATGATGTTAGGTGATCCAAAATATTTTGTAGCAGATATTAACTGTGATGTTGTTATTAATGCTACTTTTCATGGCAAACCTTATGTTCCACTTTTGAATAGAGAAACCGTTGAGACAGAATTAAGAAATAATCCAGAAAAAGCTCAACGTGAGTATTATAATAAATTCACTCAAGACGGGAATGCGAACCAGATTATTAAAAGAGCTTTAATTGTTCGAAATTCTTATACTCGTCCACCTGTATTATGTAATGATACAAATGAAAGAACATTTGTTTTAGCATATGATCCAGCACGTTCAACCGATAATTCAATTCTAGGTATAGGTGAATTACTTTATAACGAAGAGGATGGATACACAATGGATATTGTAAATGTTGTGTCGTTTTCTGATTTAGGTCTTAGACGAAAGACACCTATGATGACACAAGACCAGATAAAAGAAATTAGGAAAATACTTCTTGATTATAATGGTGAAGCTTTAGATTATGATAATATTGAAATTTTCTTAGCTGATGCTGGTTCTGGTGGAGGTGGAAACTCTTGGGTTCGAGATAGTTTAATTGAAGATTGGAAAGATAAAAAAGGTAATACTCACCGTGGTTTATTGGATAAGGAATATAACAATGGTGATGTATATGCTAAAAGATACCCTAATGCAGTTGAAAAACTGAAATTGATTGAACCATCAAAATATAAATCTGAAATGTTTGAGGCTTTAATAAAAATGGTTGAAGCAGACAAAATTCATTTCACAGAAAAATATGATAACAAAGGTTATCTCAATATCATGGAAGTTGATATCAAACTTATGAATGAATCGGAAGAAAAGATTCGTGCAGAATTAGACAAATTGGATTTGAGCATTGATGAATATGAAAATGAGCTGGAAGAAAGACTTTCATTGATTGAAGCTGCTAAAACACAAGTATATAAATTAACACCTGATGAAGAAGTTGCATTAGTTCAGATTGATGCAATGAAAGAGGAAATTGTTAATATCTGTAGAAATAAGCGTGAAGGTGGTAAGGATTCATTTAAACTTCCTGCGTATAAAGACGCTGATACAGGAGCTTCAGAAGCTACTATGCATGACGACCGTGCGTATGTCTTGGCTATGCTTGGATGGTATTTATCTGAAAAACGAATGGATCATATCAGAAACAAGAAAAAAGAGAAAAATTTTGACATCTATCAAATGGTAGGAATATCAAAACGTGCAACTAACTGGAATAGACATTCTAGTTAGTTTTTTAATGCAAAAATATAATGTGAAAGGTGGTGACTATAAAGGAAATGTCGAATACAGC